AAACTGCAGAAATCTATCGTAAAGTAACAACACCAGATGGAATGGGCTCAAGTTCAATCGAATGGATAGCCATTATGACTAGCCAAGGAAGATTGGATCAAGCTAGTGCTAATGAAGTTAATAGAGCATCAAAATTAATGTATGAAACAACTCATACATGGTTTTGTGGATTGCTTGAAATTACAATAGTTGATCCTGTCGAACAGGCAACTTATTTTGGTACTCCTTTTGCTCCTTCACCTTTTGGAGAAGGGATTCCATCTCTGATAATAAATTCTGATAGACTAGTAGTTAATGGAGAAACCTATGAAATCACTGCCATTGACAATCCAATGAATATGAACCATCACCTTGAGATAAGTGTAAAGAGGCTTGAAAGTGGACAACTATGATAGTAATTTAGAAGAAGTTTTAAGCAACCTTTTAAAAAGGCAGTCTAAGGCACTCCACTCTGCAAGTCAATTTGTACTAGGAGAGGTCACACAACTAGCACCAGTTGCTACTGGTAACTTGAAGACATCTTATCACACTAAGATTGATATGAAGTCTAAAATAGCCTATATAGGAACGAATGTTAGCTATGCACCTTATCTCGAATTTGGAACAGGAATATATGCAGAAAGTGGGAATGGGAGAAAAAGTGCATGGGCATATAAAGACGAAAATGGAAAGTGGCGACATACTCGTGGATCAAGACCTCAACCTCATTTAAGACCTGCTTTTAAAAGGGATAAAATCCAAAAGATTATAGAAAGGGAGATGAAAGAATGAACGAAGATGTAAGAAAAATTGTATATCAACAATTAATCACCTTAAGCCTTCCAGTCCATTATGAGATAGCACCAGATGATGCTATTCTCCCATATATAGTCTACTCGTTTCCCACAGATGGGAGAAAATACAAGAACCAAACTGTGTCAGATTTACAAGTTGATATTTATGATGCAGAACGGAATGATTATAATGTAGCAAGAGAGATTGATAGTTTAATCAATGAGGTAGAAGGACTTCTGGATTATAAGTCATTCTTTCAAGGTGGAAGTTCCTTTTGGTTTAAGCGAACTACTAGACAGGCAATACCCTTCCCAGAAGACTCAAATATTTGGGCAAGGCAATTAGTCTTTGAAACTAGAATTTATAGGAGTTAAATATGAGCTTAGTAGCAGAACAAGTAGAGAAAATTATGTTGGATACTGGAGCAGTATTCATTAACGGAAGTTTGATAGCACCTTGTGAAGGTGATAACACATTTGTAGTTGAAAGAGAATATAGAGATATACCTTTCAATGGCTCAAACGGAAAAACAAAAGGATTGAAAAGAATCCTTAGAGAAAATGCAAGTTTGACTATTCACCCAAAAGGTTTAACTCAAGCTATGCTTAAACATGCCTTGCCTGCTTGTGGTGAAAATGGTGATGCAATTACTAGTGCAGGGAAGACCCTCATACCAAATGCCAATTATATAGCATCAGTTATGTTGGTTGGTAACATGGCAGACGGATCAACTAAGGTAATTACCGTTTATAATGCTTTGGCAGAAAATGGTTTATCACTATCTATGAGTGAAGACGGAGAGGCAATTTTAGAGCTTGTATTCTCTGGCAACTATGATCCAGAAGATAATACTTCAATAATTTATAAGATTGAAGACGGTGTTGTTAGTGGAACATCAACAGTTACCTTCACCTTGGCTAATGTAACAGATGCAACAGTTAAATTTGCAGGTAGAACTATTGAAAATGTAGCAATAACTGCAGTGTTTGAGGGTGTAGCTTATGGCGAGAATAGACCTTATGAAATTCATGAAGATGGAATGACTTCTATTTATTCATCAGTAACCGTAGATTCTGAAACAACTGCAGTAGCCGAAACTTTAGCATAAAAGGACGTAACAAATGATTAAAACAAAACACGTTTTCCAGTTATCAAGAATAATTGATAAGATGGATATTAAGAACGAGATCCAGACAATGATCTCAGAATCAAAGAAGAAGAAGGTTGATACTGAGGCATTGGGTACTAATATTGTAATGGCTTTATTGACGAAAATCCATTTGGCAGAATCAGAAACCATGACTTTATTGGCAGAAGTTTCTGGAAAATCTAAAAAAGAAATGGAAGACCAAGCACCAAAAGAAACCTTCAAAATGATCAAGGATATGTTATCTGAGGAAGGTGTTTTAGATTTTTTAAAGGATACGCAAACGGATTAGAAGTTACGCTTGTCTACTCGTTACTGAGTAAATATGGTGGGTGGATCTTTAATGAGCCTTTAGCTCTTGGCATGAGTTTGTTAAATCAAGCGATTGACGATAAACTTGAAGAAAGAGCTTGGCTTTATTATTGCACAACCTTGCCATATCAAGACAAAAAAAACAAGAAAACTTTTCAAGAATTTATGGCAACTTTGCGTAAACCTAAAAATGTTAGAAAGGCCAAAATAACTCAAGCAGAGTTAGATTATTATTTAGATATAGCAGACCTTGTAAGGAGCAGATAGTGAATGTATTCAAAATGGTAGGTACCATAGCTCTCAATGGAGGAGATGAGGCAAATAAGCAACTCAAGAACTTTGATTCTGGGGGTAAGAAATCTGCCATATCTTTTAAGAAAATTGGGAAAGCAGTAGCAGGAGCAAGTTTAGCTTTAGTTGCTCTTGGTGCATCACTAGGGGCAATCTCTAAAAAAGTAATAGCATTAACTGATAGCATAGATAAACAATCTCAAAGACTTGGAATGAGTAGGAAAGCTTATCAAGAGTGGGACTTTATTTTATCTCAAAATGGTGCATCAATTAATACCTTGCAAATGGGAATGAAAACACTAGCTCAAAAGATGGACGAGGCTATGGAAGGTGTTGGACTTGGGGCAGACTTATTCAAAAGATTAGGTGTTGAGATTGATGAAAGCATGAATCAAGAAGACGCTTTTGAAACCGTTATAATAGCCTTGCAAGGTGTTGAAAATGAAGTAGAAAGATCCTCGATTGCCACTCAATTATTAGGAAGATCTGGACAAGAATTGTTGCCACTTCTTAATCAAGAGGCAGGCAGTATTGATAAATTAAGAGAATCTGCACAAGAACTTGGACTCATACTTGGTGATGATACAGTAGATGCAGGTGTTAAATTAACAGATGCTTTAGATAAGATGAAAAGAGGTATAACTAATTTAGTAGCCAATGCTATGACTCCAGTAATTAAAGTCATTAAGATTATGACAGACAAAGGCATAGAATTTTTCCAGAAGATACAACCTCAAGTAAATGGATTTATGCAGACCGTTGCAAACATGATGCCTAAAATATCTGCAGTAGCAACCTTCATAATAGATGTAGTTGGTATTCTCTTAAAATATCTCAAACTAACCATCAGTGATACGTTGAGCTATTTACAGACGATTCTCAATCCTTTCATAGACTGGTTAAAAGAATTCTGGGAAACTAATGGTGCAGAATTATTAATAATAGTTGAAAATACATGGAGCTTAATTGAAACTGCATTTAGCGTAGTGCTTGAAAACATTAAGTCAGTTTTTTCAGTTTTTGGAATGGCTTTTCAAGGAGATTGGGAAGGTGTTTGGGAAGAAATTAAGATAGTATTTTCTAGGATCTGGGATACTATTCCAATAATAGTAGAAGATGCTTTTAATATAATTACAGGACTTTTAAATATTGCAGGTGATACTGTAAGTGAAATAATAAAAAACATGTTTGGTGATGATGCAGAAGAAATATTCAATTTATTTCTTAATTCTGTTATCTCTTTGTTCACCGTATTCAAAGATTCATTCCTTTTGATACTTGATGCAATTTCTTTAGCAGTTGATGGAGAATGGACTGGAGTATGGGAAACTGCAAAAGAAGTATTCACAACATTATGGGAAGGAATATCAAAAGTATTTACAGATGTTGTAGATGAACTCAAAACAAAATTAATAAACTTCTGGAACGAGGCAGATACATGGGTGTTGGCAGTTACTGGAGCTTTAGCAACTATTGGTGGTGCTTTTATAATTTATAAAGGTATCTTGTTAGCCACTCAAACTGCTCAATTATTAGTAAATACTGCAACTGCTTTGGGAAACGCTTTAATGTCGGCCAACCCTGTTGGCTTGGTAGTAATAGCAGTAGCACTTTTAGTTGCAGGATTGATTGTATTAATCAAGAACTGGGATGATGTAAAAGCCAAACTTGAAGAAGTCTGGATAAAAGTAAAAACTTTCGCTACTAATGTAATTGATAAATTCAAGTCAATTAAAGATGATGTAGTAAAATATATGTCTGATATGGTTACTAATGTAGTTACAAAAATTGTAATGTTTAAAACTTTTATTATCTCAAAATTCAAGTCAATTAAAGATGATGTAGTAAAATATATGTCTGATATGGTTACTAATGTAATTGATAAATTCAAGTCAATTAAAGATGATAGTATCAAGTATATGTCTGATATGGTTACTAATGTAGCTACAAAAATTACAATGTTTAAAACTTTTATTATCTCAAAATTCAAGTCAATTAAAGATGATAGTATCAAGTATATTAAGAAATTGGTAGATGATATTTCTTTGTGGTTTGGTGATACAAAACTGGGTAAAGCTTTTGCATGGGTTGGAGAAAAAACAAAACAAGTTAGTGGTTTCTTCAAAGATATGTGGGACAAGGTTACAAGACATTCCTATGTTCCAGATATGGTTGACGAAATTGGTGATGCTTTTACCAAACTTCAAGCAGGAATGGTAGATCCTGCAAAAGATGCAACCGAAGAAGTAGCAGATAGCTTTGAAGAAATGGCAGATACCTCCATAAGTGCTATGGAAAAAGTAGAAAAGAAAGGTTTATCTTTTGGATCATTCTTTAAGAATATGCTTAGTGGAATAGGTGGAGCTATTGCAGGGTCTTCGTCTGAGATAAGTGGAGCAATTACAGGTTTTCAATCTGGGAAAGGTGAAGACACCACAGATGAAGATGGCAATACAGTTGAAGGTGAAATGGACTTAGGAATGGGTGTTGCAGGAATGGTTTTATCATTGCTACAGTCTTCTGAACAATTTACTTCATTCATGGAGAAACTCCAACCAATTATAGATCAAGTTGTAAATGTATTTGGATTATTATTAGAACCGTTATTACCTATTGTAGATATTCTTGCAAATAGTTTATCACCTTTATTTGATGCACTAGGTCCTATAATGACAAGTGTTGGTGGAATAATCGCCACATTATTTGGAATGTTAATACAACTTATTCCTCCATTAGTATCAACTTTGACTCCTGTGCTAAAATTAGTTACATGGATCTTGAAAGATATTATAATGCCAGTTCTGGAATTAATTTATAAGGGACTAGCTTTTCTATACAATGGTATAGCAAGTGTACTCAATGGGATAGTATCTGCAATAAACAAAATACCCTTTGTAAATATCAAATGGAGTATGCCTAAGATGTCTGGAGAAATGGGAGATTATGGAGGAACTGTTGAAAGTTCTGCAAGTCCTACTTCCAACACTACTGAAACTTCATCTGGAGGTAGTAAAATATCTGAAATAACAGGACCTACTAGGGACTTGTTTACAAACTTACTAAGTCCGTTGGCAAGCCTCTCTAGCTTGACCTCAATCGGCAATAGGATTTATGATTTACTTGACAGTAGATTAAAAAGCACAGTAAGCATTGGGAATATAACCATAAATGGAGATAGTGCTATGAATGTTGAAACCTTGGCAGATCAGTTAGAAGAAATTTTAGGTGAACGAATGGCTTTTGCAAGTGGAGGGAATGTATGATAAAAATGACAAACTCTAGTGGAATATCTTTTGACCTTCCAATTACTTTTGACTGGGATAGTGTGAATATTTCAAAGAGAGCAGAAGTTCAAGAACTAGCTTTAGGTGGTGGTGTTATCTCTGGAAGATTGTCCTATCTCCCTAGATCTTTTAAATTAAAAGGTAATCTATTTGTAGGAACAAGCGTTGAAAACAATGCCTTCTATGACTCGCTTAAACTATTCCTATCTTATGAGCCTATTGAGGTTTCAAGAGGGA